GTAATTATAGCCCAGGCAATAAATGATGGATGGGAGCCAGACTGGAGTAATGATGACCAGTGGAAATATTACCCATGGTTTTATGTAGATGCAAGTGCAGATAAACCTTCGGGCTCCGGCCTGTCGTGCAGCGGCTGCGCTTACGAGTACTCGTGCACGATTGTCGGCTCCCGCCTTTGCTTTAAAACAAGTGAATTGGCTAGGTATGCGGGCACACAATTCATCGATTTGTACAACGACTATTTTTTAATAAAATGAATACCATACAGACATTCGAAGAGGCTGCAGAAAAATTGGGAATTGATCCTAAAGCTCTGCCAGAGGTTTCTGCACTACCAGAAAAACACCAAAAAGCAATTATTGCGCATTACAAACTGGTAATTATAGCCCAGGCAATAAATGATGGATGGGAGCCAGACTGGAGTAATGATGACCAGTGGAAATATTACCCATGGTTTTATGTAGATGCAAGTGCAGATAAACCTTCGGGCTCCGGCCTGTCGTACCACGACTACGATAGCGTGCGCTCGCGCACGGATGTCGGCTCCCGCCTTTGCTTCGATAGCAGAGAAGCTGCCAGATATGCCGGTGAGAAATTCAAAGAACTGTACGAGGATTATTTTCTAATAAACTAAAAGGCTTTGGTTGTGCACTGTATGAGTTGGCCCACTGGTTGGTACGGGTTTCAGGCTCCAGCCTGTCGTACAACGACTACGATAACGAGAACTCGAACACGAATGTCAGCTCCCACCTATGCAAAGAGATTGACAGTGCAGACCCTGCCCACATGGCAAAAAACGACCTTAAAAACTGGGGCGCTGGTAGCAATAGCGAACGCGACTCTTAAAAGCAAAGGCATGAAAAGAAAAAACAACCTATACACAAGCATTTGCAGTATTGATAATCTGATACTGGCAGACAACAACGCCATGAAAGGCAAGGCTAAGCAATATGGTGTAATTCAGCATTTGAAAAATCGTGAACTGAATTTGAAAAATCTGCAGCAGATGCTGATTGAGAAAACTTACACCACAAGTGCTTATACAACATTTAAAATAAGGGATCCGAAAGAAAGGGAAATATACCAGCTCCCTTATTACCCGGATAGAATTACCCACCATGCTGTGATGAATGTATTGGAGCCAGTGTTTGTAAGCAGCTTTATATCCCACACATACAGCTGTATAAAAGGCAAGGGAATACATGCTGCATCCAGAGCTTTGCGAATTGCCCTAAGTGATGAGAATGCAACCAGATATTGTTTAAAGCTGGATATACGGAAGTTTTATCCAAGCATTGACCATGATGTTCTAAAGGCACTATTGAGGCGAAAAATAAAAGACCAGGATTTACTGTGGTTGCTGGATAACATTATTGACAGTGCACCCGGATTGCCAATAGGAAACTACCTGAGCCAGTACCTGGCTAATTTCTACCTTACATACTTTGATCACTGGCTGAAAGAGACCAAAAAGGCCACCTACTTTAGGTATGCCGATGACATGGTGATTTTGGCAAGAAATAAAGCTGATTTACACCAATTGCTTGCAGACATTAAGCAATACCTGGTAGAGAAGTTGAAGCTTGAAATAAAAGGGAATTACCAGATATTTCCAGTAGAGGCCAGAGGTATTGACTTTGTTGGATATGTGTTTTACCACAGCCATACTTTACTGAGAAAACGTATTAAAAAGAAATTCGCCCGGGCCATGGCAAAAGGCAACAACAGGGCTTCCATGGCTGCATACAACGGATGGGCGAAGCATTGTGACAGCAAAAATTTAATAAAAAAACTGAATAATGAAAAACTTTAAAGACTTTGGGATTAAACCCACACAACCGGGATTGGTGGGTGACAAAATAAAAATTGACCGGATATTAAACCGCGAAATTGTGGTGCATGATTTTAGAATTGTACCCTCGAAATATGCAGATAAAGGTAATGGCAGATGCCTACACCTAGGAATAATGCTTGGCGACACAAAGCACGTGGTATTTACCGGATCCGCCGGGCTGATGGATACTATTGAGCAGGTGCCAAAATCAGACTTCCCGTTTACCACAACCATTGTAAAGGACAATGACCGATTTGAATTTAGCTAAATGGGTGACTCTTTAATAACTTTTGTAGACGGTATTTATTGGAAAAGCAGCGAGCTGTGGCAGGCTGCGGGGAGTGATATGGTTAAACGAGACCAGGCGATTACTTCTATAAGCCACACGCTGGCTAAGGTACCCACTGAGTATATGCGTGGGGAATACATTAAGCAGCTGAGTAAGAATATGAGTGTGACCCGGAAGGATTTGGAGAATAGGGTGAAATTTCATCTTGCTCACATCGACGGGCTCAGTGAGCAGGATGAAAGTGACAGGCTGTACAAATTGCCGGAGGGTGTGGACAGTGCTTTTGTGGATGAATGGGGTTTTTATGAGCTGGCAAATGGCAAACGTAAAACCGGATACTGGTTTGACCAGGGCAGGGACAAGCGCCCGATGGAGGCCAGCAACTTTGTGGTGAGGCCACTTTTTCACCTATACAGCCCTATTAAAGACTTTAACAAGCGGATGATTGAGATTGACAATGGCTACGCTTCGAAGACCATTGAAATACAAAGCTCGAAAATGATTAGTGTGGAGCAGTTTAGCGGTGAGCTTACCATGGAAGGACACTTTTTGTTCCATGGTGCGAAACCCCACCTGCTGCGGTTGAATGACTTTTGGGGTGATAAGTTCCCGATTTGCTTCGAACTGACAAACCTGGGCTGGCAAAAGGAGGGATTTTTTGCCTTTAGTGACAGGATCTACAACGGTGAGCTCCTACCCTACAATGAGTACGGAATAATTCTGCACAACCAGCAACACTTTTACAGCCCGGGTGCTAATACCAAGCGCAGCCAAAAACGTGCTGATGCCGGAAAGTTTGATGCTGACCACCAGCTGAAATATGCTGCGCCACAAGCAAGCTGGGAACAGTGGACCCAGAAAATGGCTGAGGTATACCCGGAGCATTTTATTACTGCAGTGGCTGTGGTATGTATGGCGCTATGCAGGGATATGGTGCTGGAGTTTACAAACAACTTTCCGCTGCTGTATTGCTACGGAGAAAGGCAAAGCGGTAAGAGTGAATTTGCGCTGAGCATTATGCACGTATTTATTAACGATGCCAAAATGTTTAACCTGAACAGTGGCACGGATGCGGCATTTTTTACCTTTATAAGCAGGTACACCAACTGCTTTGTGGGGCTGAATGAGTTTGATGATAAAGACATAAGACCGGAGTGGTTTCAGGCGATTAAAGGTTTTTTTGACATTGAGGGCCGGAAACGGAATATTGATAAGTACAAGATGGAGGAACAGCCCATTAACTGTATGGCCGGGCTGTGCGGACAATACCTGAGTACCAGGGATGACAACAGTGTGGTAAGCCGGAGTTTGCTATGCCAGTTTTTAGCCAAACCCAACAGGGAACAGAAGGAGATGCGCAAGTTCCAGGAACTTGTGGATTTGCAAAAAGCCGGCATGAACGGCATACTCTGTGAGATACTGCAGCGCAGGTACGAGACTCTTGCCAAAGGTGAACTGAAAGATTTGTACGACCAGACCCTTGCTGAGCTTAGGGCGGTGGTGAAGGAACGCGAGCTGCGCTGGGAGGACCGGGTGGGCAGAAACTATGCGCTTTTGATAACCATGGGGAAATGGGCGCTGCAGAACTGGAAGATGCCATACACTGAAGCACAGCTGCGCGAGTATGCTATGGGCAGAATGATGGATGTGGTGAACATTATGCACACTACTGATGTGCTGATGGAATGGTGGATGACTTTGAGCATGCTGGCTGACCAGGGTGAAATTGTACAAGGTTGGCACTACAAAATAAAAGTTGCCAGTGGCCTGAGCATGCGCGGAAAAGATGGCAGGGACATAAACCTGGGTGAAGATGCTCCGCGCCGGATTGTGGCTTTGAGGTTGGATTACTGCACCCGATTGGTACAGAAAGCGATGAAGCAAACCCAATACACTACTGTAAACAAGAGTAATGTGGCCGGGTATTTTAAAAACCGCGAGTACTGGCTGGGTACCAGGGATGGTGAGAAATTTAAGCACAAGGACCAGCACGGAAAATTGAAGGAGAGCAATACCAGTGTATATGTTTTTGACTACGATATGCTGGAAAAAATGGGTGTGTACCTGAACTACGATCCGGATGAGGTGGTGAAGGAGAACGCGGAACCCAAAACTGATAGTGTACATGACCCCAACGCATTTACTGAGAGAGGAGACAGTGACGAACTACCTTTTTGATTATGCCAATGATTAGCTGGATAACGTACAAGAACCTGGCGGGAATAAAGAGCCAGAATGGAGTTTACTGGAAGCGTGGAGATGCTACCAGCACCAACGATGGCTGGCCGGCCTACTACTTTACCAATCCGGAGCACATTGGAAAGGTGAAAATAGGATGCCTGGAGCTGAGCCGGAAACTGGACAAAGGTGAATATACTGCGGTGTGGAGGAGCCCTTCGACAAGCTCAGGGCTCGGGAATGAACAATAAAACCAAACGATAAATAAAAACAATATGGAAGACCAACAGAATTACCACCTCGACGGGCTCGGTGGTCAAACAGGAAAAGCTCATGAATGGCGAATGAAAAAGCTGGCGCCATTCAGTAACGACTTTGAAAACCGGCTTTATAACGATTTGGAGCAAATTGCCGATGACACAAGGATTGCACCGCTGGACAGTGATAAAATGGGCACGGTGTTTCGACTGGCTCCGATGGTGTACAAGTGCCAGATGCTGGGGTATTTTTTAACAGAAATACACGGACCGGGAAACTACCGGGCTTATGGTGTGGCAACAACGCCATACATAGTGCCGCTGATGCTGATTGAATATAATCCGGATAAGTTGCAGGCTTTGACAGGCTCAGGGGTCGAGGAGACGACAGCTTCGACAAGCTCAGCCGTCGATGTGGATTGGGAAGATAAGTAAGGAGATGTGCACGCATGAAATACTTTGTGAACCTGAAGGATGATTATTGGACAGCGAAGAATGGGCTGGACAGGGATTTGAAAAAGATTGCCAGGGCTGCGCATGGCACTTTGATTGATGGCAAGATTGCATTGGAAAGTTTTGAGAGGGAATTCCGGGCATCGATGAATGATGCTGAATACGACAACAAAAGTTGTAAACCCAAGGAACTGGTGAAAGACACCACCGGTTTAAAAAATTCAGGATCTGAAACAATACGGTGGTATGTGAGCAACGTATTTGAGCTGGAGATTATACCGGTACAAAGGGAGGTAAAGCTATGAACCCGATTTACTGGATACCGATTGCGTGGGTGGTACTTGGATTTTTAACTACTGCCATTGGCCTTATATGCTACCCTTTTATTGCCTGGCATGAGAAGGGAGACCAAGCCTGGGAATTTGTGCTGGTGATAACCATTGCCATAATTATTTGGCCGCGGTTGCTGCAGCAAATGCTTAGGGATGTGGAAGAATGGTGGAAGCTTAGGAAAGAAAGGAGGCAGCAATGACACGGCGCTTGTTACACACTACCCGCAATACTGAAAAGGAATTGGCGCTAGGCGGCAACATAATTGAAGATAGTGATTTAGTGCTGTATCATATTATACTTAAGCATTATCTGGCGACCGGTGAAAACGGCGGTAAACCTGCTTTATACACTGCAAATCTTCAATTAGCCAGAACTTACCCTGATAGGGAGTATGCAAGATGGGCAAAGAGTACACTGCGCGATAAGAAACATTTAATAGTGGTAACTGTAGAAGAAGCCAAGAAGGGGTTGCTGTTATGAGCCGCAAATTGATATCGCTGCTTTTTAGCACTGAAATGGCAGCTGCTAATATAAATGGCAGAAAAACGGAAACCAGAAGGCTGAGGGGGTTGGATGGATTAAATGAGTTTGTGGATGATTGGGTGGTTGGTAAAGAATATGTGAGCAAACAATCCGGAAAACTGACATTCCCGTTTTTTGATAAAACCAGCGACCAAAGTGGTGGCATTGTGTGCCCATATGGCAAACCAGGCGATGTGATTTGGATGAGGGAAAATTTCTGCCCTAATTACTTTGGTATTGGTGTTCATTGTTATCAAGCAGACTGGAATTATTTAGCTGCAGAATATGTGCCCGAACCGAAATGGAAACCTTCTATTCATATGCCATTACAAGCCTGCCGGTACTTTGCTGAAATTGTGGAGATACGGCTGGAAAGGTTGTATGACATTACGGAGGAAGGTACAATTGCAGAGGGTATAGAAATTGGATATGCCCAACAAAACAATGGTCCTGATTTAGTTACTCATAAGAACTACGAATTAGGTAAGCACCAGTTTATAAATGCGCAAGAGAGTTACAATAGCTTATGGAATTCAATTAACGGAAGAGAAAGCTGGCTTTTAAACCCCTGGGTGTGGGTGGTGAGATACCGGAGAATTGATGAGCAACTGTACCCGGATTTGAGATTGCGGAATTTGGGAGTTTTGGGTAATTGGAACAACCTGGTGCCTAAGATGGAGAAAGACAGCCTTGATAATGTACTGAAAGGAGTGGCGGAGGTATGAGTGAGCAGGAAACAAATGACTGGTTCTGTCCGAATTGTAGTGCTGCGTGGGGTTTGGAATGGTTTGCAGACCAAAGCTGTGACAGCTGCGGGTATCCCGATAGCCTCATAGATGAATTTGAAGAAGATGACCATGATGATTACTATAATGAGCACATGGAGGAGCCGCCCCTATGACAACGTGGTTTCAAGACTTTTTTATTTCCAAATTTGGAAAACCACAATTTGGCAACCGGGAACAAATAAAACTTCTGCATAATACCCAAGACATAATACTGGGTAAAAAGCCGGTGCAAAGGATAAGCGATTGGGAAGATGGCTATTTGTACTGGGATGCAGAAAGAGGTGAATGGCCAAAATTTAAGAAGACTATGGATCCACGGTTGCAAACACTAAGCTGGTGCCATTTAAAGTGCCCGGAATGCCAAAGCAACACAAAATTTGTGGTATGGTTTGATTCTACCCAACAAGAGGATGGTTTTTTAGATTGCGAATGGTGTACACTGGAGTTTTGCCAGCATGATAATGCAAGCGAGTTTGATGTTTACGTAAAACAGGAGGCAGAGCAATGAGCTGGATTGAAGTACATGAATCTGCTGCTGATACTTTGCACTGGGTGGTGGGTAAACAGAATTGCCATTTGGATAGGTTTGGAGTGAACCTGCTGTATAAGCTGAAATTTCAGCCGGTGAGTGTGCGGTTGCAACTGCTGGACCTTTTGGATGAGGATGAGATTGCCAAGGTATTTGCCGACCGCAGCAAGGAGAGATGTGGGCATTTAATGTCGATACTGAACTCTAAACCTGTATGGGCTGACAGCGGGGAACCATTTGAATTTAACGACTATGTGTGGATTGATTTGAATATTTCGCCAAGCGGAGCTGCTGATGTTTTGAAGCAACTGAAAAAAGGAACTTTAAAAGGGATAATGCTGGACAGTTTGGAAAAATTCTTGACCGATCCGCAGCAGGTACGCTACAGTATTGATGAAAACACTCAGTTGAAATTGATTGAGGAAGATATGGAGGATGTGGACCTATGAGAAAGATGTGGACCCAGAGTGAGGTGGACTACCTGATGAACCACTTTGCCAATACGCGCACTTGTGTGATACAAAAGAACCTGGCACGGAGCTACAGTAGTGTGGCCGGCAAAGCTGCGCTGCTGGGCCTTGTAAAAAGTGCTGAGTTTAAAGCCAGCCATGCCAGTGGGCGTATGCTGAAAGGTGATATGCGCGGCAAGGAAACTCAGTTTAAAAAGGGAACTGTGCCCGCCAACAAGGGTAAGAAAATGAGTGCGCGGCAGTATGCGATTGCCAGTGCTACAATGTTTAAGCCCGGGCAGGATCCTAAAAACACTTTGCATGATGGCGCCATAACTGTGCGGACTGACAAACGCGGAGTTAAGCACCAGTGGATACGGATTGCAAAAGCCAAATGGGTTCCGCTGCATATGCACAATTACCAGCAGAGCTTTGGGGAAATACCCAAAGGTATGGTGGTGGTTTTTAAGGACCGGAATACCCTGAATGCCCACCCTAGTAATTTGGCTCTGCTTAGCATGGCGGATAACATGCGCAGAAACACGATACACCAATACCCGGAAGATATTAAAAAGGCCATACGGCTTGTAGGAAAACTAAAAAGAACTATTAATGAAAAACAAAATTGAAGATTTACGAAACCACATGTTTGAGGCGCTGGAACGCCTTGCAGATGATGATATAATGGATAACCCTGAACTGCGGGAAAAGGAGCTTAAGCGATCCATGGCCATTGCGGAGGTGGGAAAAGTAATTGTAGAAATCGCTAAAGCTGAGGTTGCATTTATGCGCATTACAGATGCTCCCGGAACCGGATTTATACCCAACAGCAGACAACTGGGAGGTGGGGAAAAATGAAGCTCGAAACTTTAAAGGCTGCCCTGGGGCACAGGGTGCTTTGGGAAAAATACAACCTGGCAACCGGCAAGGTGGAGCTGCTGCAAGGCACGCTGATCAGCGCGGGTGTCGCAGAAAATATTGGTAAGGTTGAGTTTGCCGAAATTGAGGAAGCTGCAGGCCGGTGCTGGATTACGACTGCGGAACAAGTGAAAGAAATAGTTCGACAAGCTCACTATAATAAAGTTGATGGTTCGACAAGCTCACCATAATAAACAAAAACATGAAAGATAATACTGAGGATCTGTTGCGGAAGATGGCCGCGCTGCAGGACACGATAGAAATACAAATACCGGTGGAAACTACTGTGGTATTTGGTGAGTTTGAGGACCAGCCCATGCGCAGTGTGTGGAATGATGAAGAGATGGAAACTTTAAAAAGCAAGATGCTGGAGCTTGTGGATAGGTTATGAGGTGGAAGGAAAAACCGCGCTTTAATAACGGCGACAGACGTTTGCGCACAGCATTTTTGTTTTTTCCTAAAACCATTAATGGAGAGACCAGATGGCTAGAAACCGCCAGTTGGATAGAAAAGTATTTTATGTGGGAAGATTTCCCCCGTTTGCCACATGAATGGGTGAGTGAGAAATGGCATGAAAATCATGGCGAAAACAAGTATTGAGGCTCCTTTTTATGTTACCATGGACTGGGCCGGGGATCCGATTACTACCAGAGGTGATGGTTATATTTTTCCGAGGAAAGCTGAAATGATAATTCACGGGCGGTATTACCCTAATGGAAAGATTGGAGAATGGCCTTGTGATCCGGAAACAGGGGAACGGCTGCCTGTGTTGCCTATTTCCGTGCAGAAAAAGGTTTTTATAGGTGAATTACTCGTGCGTAAGCTTTGCAAAAGGTTCAATTACTTTGTGAAATATGACATACTACGAAAAACTAGAGGCAATGACCTCTGCAGACTTATTCGCAATTCGCGCAATTTTATTGGAAGAAAACGTAACTGTAAAACCGGGAAACACTGAAAACTCAATTCTAAGGCGATTAACTATGAATGGCACAATTATTAATGACATAAATGACATTTTTGAGCAGCGCATTGATGAACTGCGACGATTAATGCCATAACAAATGCACCAGATGGATTACTTCGAAAAGTAATTGTACATAATGCCAAAATTCCGGGGTGTAAAAAAATTGAAGTAATCGGATCATAATGAGGGCTTTAAAATGTAAAAGCCTCATTCGAACTCCAATACAAAGGTCTTATGTTGCAAGGGGTTTGCCAAAAAAGTTAGTTGCTTTTTTACCCTTGGTTTTGGAAGGGTTGGACAACCAGGATTATCGAGCCATGGGTTGCGTTGTTTTTTATGTGCCATACCCTTAAATGTACCGGCACTTTAAAATATGTAAAGATTTTGGGAGAAATGTTTTAAAAGGGCTACATGTGCCAGCTGCGGGGTGTCCTTTTTTTAGAAATGGGGTGAAATGACCTTTGGGCCTACAAACAGTAACACTAAAACACAAGACCCATGAAAAAAATTTATTTTCTGATTGCAGCCCTGGCCTTTGGCCTTGTGGCTACGTTCGCATTTACCGGCGCGGAAAGCACGGCAAAACACAATGTGCAGGCAAGCTACTACCCTTTTAAAACCGTAACTCCGGTGCTGAAAAGTGGTACAGGAAACGACACGGCAGTAATTACCTGCAGCTACCTGGCAGAGCAAAATTTTTATATTCCGGTGGATGACAGTACTACCATTACCATAAACACGCCTAAAAACGGTGGCCACTACAGGCTGCTGATTAAAAAAACCGTAGCCGGTGTATGCACTTTAACAACCAGTGCCAGCGTAGTAGGTACCACGAGCCCTATAAGCCTTACAGGGAGCACCAACAGCTGGTTTTGGGTGGACTTTACCAGTACGGGCAGTGCAACGGTATTGCTGAAACAATAACTTTTTAAAAAAACTGATTTAAAAATGGCGGCCCTGTGCTGCCATTTTTTATTTAACTCAGAAACGGAAATGGGGTGCTGTGCCTTTGCGGAACACGGGTTTTTTATTTAACCCTACAAAGCAATGTGCCTGCAGCTGGGGTGAAAGAATGAAGTGAAAAAAGTGGCTTCGGCAGGCTCAGCCGACTTTTTTCAATTAAATCTTGCACTGGCGCTGTGATACGGCACTAAACGGGGTATGGTAAAATGAAAAAACCTAACCATATTCCGCAAATTGAAACACACAACACCCCTGAGATTACGTTGCTGTGTGATGTAAAAAGGCCTGAGTACTACGTGCCCGCCCTTATTAAAAGCAGCCGCGATGCCTACGAGCAGCTGCAAAAGTTATTTGACCCCAACACCTTTGACATGCAGGAGGAAGCCCTACTGATGGCCCTAAATCGCAGAAACGAGGTGCTTGCCTTTTTTAGAATGAGCAAGGGCGGCTTAAGTGGCACTGTGATGGACTGCAGGCTAATGTTTACAGCATTGCTGCTTACCCCGAGTGCATGTGCTTTTATACTCAGCCACAACCACCCCAGCGGCAACCGAAAACCCAGCGATGCCGATATTACCATAACCCGGAAAATAAAACAGGGTGCTGCACTACTGGAACTTACCCTGCTGGACCACCTGATACTAACCTACGACGGTTACTACAGCTTTGGCGACGAGGGTATGCTGTAGCATACAACCTTTGCCTAAAAGGGCGCCCGAAAAAACTGGGTGTCCTTTTTTATTGCACAAGCGGGAAGGAAGTTTGGAGTAGTAATGAGATGCCTAATTATTGCCATGCTGGCAGCACTTGTGGCCAGCTGCAACACACAAAAATTTGTAAAACGGCAGCTTGCCCGGCATCCGGAATGGGCGACGGACAGCACTATACTAGTGCAGTGGGATACGGTACATACTGCCAGCTACCTGCACGATACCACTGTGGTGTGGCGGTTAACGGACAGTACTGATACCCTTACGCTGGACAACGACACGGTGAGGATTACCATAACCCGGTGGCGCGACAGGGTAAAGGTGGTAACGGTAGTAAAGCCACAGAAAGTACCTTACAGGAAGACCACAACAATTACCCGGAGAGTAACTGTGGCAGAAAAACGCCACTGGATAAAAGCACTGTGGCAAGAGGGTTGGCAACTGTTTACCCTGCTTGCCGGCACCATAGTTGCCGCGGCAATAATCAGGAATAAGAAATAATGCTGGAGCTGAAGCTAGACAATAATGTATATGAATGCGAGGGCAACTGGAATGAGTTGAGCCGGCGCAAACTTCTGGCATTAATGGAAGTACTGGCAACGCCGGCTACTGAAGGAACCCGCATGCTGGGTATTTGCAGCCAAATGCTGCAATTGAAAGGCAACCGGTTGAAAAAGTTTATAAAGCAAACCCCGCCCATATGGATACACCACCTATGCACCGATGAACAATGCCTGGGCTGGATTAGAGACCAGGGCGAACTTTTAACAGAATATACCCTCCGCAGCTTTGTACACCGAGGCATACCCTACCAGGGGCCGCCAAAAAGGATGCTGAGGGTGCCACTGGTGGAAATGATTGCAACCCGAATGGCATTTAAACGGTATTGCGACAACAAAAAAGCCGAAGCACTGGATGAACTGGTAGCTATACTCTACCGGCCCATAAACCCCTTTTGGTGGTTTAAAATATGGAACAAAAGGTGGACCGGAGACAAAAGGCTGCCATTGAATGACTGGACACTAAAACGCAGGGTAAAACGATTTGCAAAACTGGCCCCGGCAATAAAGCTGGCCATTTTAAAACAATACACCGGCGCACTGCAGCAATTTGAAGACCAGTACCCCATGGTATTTAAAAAAACCGGAGAAGGTGGCGGAGGTGAAGACAAGCGCGGATGGATTAACTTGATGTTTGCCATGAGTGGAGGCATATTTGGCACACTGGAACAAACTGAAGGCACCGACAGCACCGAAGTATTTATGAAGCTGGAATTTGACATAAAAGAAAGCCTGCGCATAAAAGACCAAATGAACAAAAAGCGATGATAAACACCTTACCTATAACCCCTGCAGATTACATAAACTTTTTTCGCACTCTGGCGGAATGGCATGTAAACATAGAGCACAGCGCCGGAGCAGCTGACCGCTTTGTGGTGATAAACGAAGGCATGGTAAACCCATTTAGGGGAATAGACCTGGGCGAGCTGATAAGCAAACAGCGCAGCACACTGCATGTGCGCAAAGCCGGGCAGGATGGAGCCGACGGGCAAAAGCTGCTGATGGTGCTTACAGAATGGGCCAGCGACATGGTGGACAGCAATACCCGGCCTGCAGAAGCGGTGGACGGAGCATTTTTACTGCTGGGCCGTGTGCAAAGCAAAGACTGGGATGCCCGGAACAATACCTTAAACCTTGCCTACACCACAGGCCGGGAAATAATGGCATGGATTACAGAATTCTGCGCACTGAACAGCGCCATAATGGAGATAGATACCTTGCAGATAGATCCCATTGGACCCATAACCACCGACAACCTCTATGGCTACCGTTTTGATTTTGGATTGAACATAAAGCGGAGCCTGGTTTATAGTAACAGCAACTTTGCAGGTAACGGTCCGGCGAGAGTGATAGATTAATTGTAACACCATGAGCATAGTAGCAACCACAGTACCCAAGCAATACAGCGCCGCCAAAAACCCCATGAAACTGGCTCTGAATGTAGATGAATACTACATAAGTGCAGGCACATTGCAGGAGGTAGAAGTTACGGATAATACCCCGCTGGTAGGCGGAACAATAACCTTTACCATTGGCACCAGAACCTATGAAGTAAATTTGGTGGCCTCGCCGGATCCGAACTCACCGGAAATAAGAGCCTACACCAATGCACCCCAACTGGCGGAAGTGGTAACCCAACTACAGAATATACCCGGCATAGGAGAGTTTTTTGACGTGGCCGGCGTATTTGGCACGCCCAGTGTAATAACCTTTACCCAAAAGGTAGCAGACACCGCCAACCAAATGACCATAAGCGGCTGGACCGCCGCCACCATTGTTACTACCGATGCCATAGACCCCACTTATAACCCAAATTATAAAAGCATTGTAAAGCTATACGCGCAGGCAGACGAAAGCGCCAGCCGCGATTTTACACCCATAGCCACACTGGGAGGAATACCCAATGTGGACAGTGATGTAGTTATTGACCTGCGCAAAGCATTTGGCGGAGTATTGCAGCCCGATGCACCGGAAGACACAGAAACCAACGGCCCTACCCTATGCAGCCGCATGTTTACCTTTTACTGGCTGAGTTACCAGGACCGGTATGGCACCACACCGGAAGAATACAGCCCGGTGATGATTGGGTATGACAGCAACTACAACGGTGCACTGCGCGGCGGAATGAACTGGGAAAGCTGGGATGCAGATACAGTAAATGACGACTACTTTACGGCCACCACCAACAAGTTTTTTACCAACACCGGCACCAGAAAAGTAAGTACAGGCCAACCGGAATGGTTATACTTTTTTAACAAAAGCCAGGCTGCGAATTTGAGGTTGGTAATAACCGCCACATTTACGGACAACACTACCGATACCTTTAGCGCCCAAAGCGGCAGCGGACTGGCACGGGGAGTATACCGCTACGCTGTGGGCTACACACAACTGGACATTGCCGGCAATGTAACCATACCCACAGGGCACAAGGTAAAGAGCTACACAGTAAAAGTAGAAAACACCAGCGGACCGGCTGACGTGAGTGAAACCATGACATTTAGCGTAGACCACGGAGCCGGGACACCCAGGTACATAGTATTTGAAAACCAGTGGAGTGGATTTGACACCCTGCGCTGTATTGGTGAAGCTGTATTTGGCATAGAAGCAGAAGGGCTGGATGCAGTGGGCGCTGATGACCCGGACTATGCACCCAACGAAGGACCCATTGGCCAATACCACACACAGGTTCGCGACACCATAGTGCTGGCGACAGGATTTTTAACCGGGCCGGAAATGGAATGGCTGCGAGAGCTGGCGGAAAGTGATGTAGTTTACCTGGTGGAAGGAACGGCGCTGGCAAAATACACCCTAGACCGCAGCAGCTTTAGTGCCCTGTATGGCAGGCAGCTGCCCATAGGCGGGCTACAGATAGCGCTTAAAAAAGCCAACTGGAGGTAAAATTTACTTCATATTTTTAGGAATCTTTTATGATTTGGTTAAGTTTTCCGTTATTGGATAAACTTAAATTCACAAAATCATGGCAGAAAGATTAACTACCCAAAACACCAAAGAACTTAGAGAATTCTTTTTTTACTACACACCAGAAGAAGCGAAAGCTGAATTAGACCGATGGCTGGAGGAAGCCAACCCGGAGGATCCGGAGCTAATACATTTGAACAGGATGATTAAAAAGCTGATTGATGTTAGCAGTAGTATTCACGAAAATTTATAATTTTGGAGGATGAGGATACTATTATTTATTGGTGTAGTATTGATTGGGTTGATAATTGTTACCCGAAATTTAAAAAACTGCTCAGATCAACCCCAGACTGCAGAGGAATATATGAAAGAGCATGGAGTAAAAAGCCCTTCCAGCCCGAACCCAAACCCTAACGTATCCGATAACATTGAGTTAAGCAACAAGCCTTTAATGGAAGATTACCAGGTGTGCTATAATGCCAGACAGTTGGTTTTAAACTATGTAAAGAACCCATTGGAAGCAGAAATTAATGTTGATTGTACAAATTTGACCTGGGATAATAAGAATGAATGGTGGATAGTTGGCGGAACCGGAAACACAAAAACCGATATGGGAGTAAGAAAAAGGTTTAAGTGGCTAATGAGAATTACATATACCAAAGATGATGATATGTGGCACAGTAAAGAATGTGGCGTAGTCCCTCTCGATTAGCGCTTTTAGGCTTTGTCCTTTTGTAAAACTTACCAGCTGCCCAAATTTGGGTAGTGATTGCGCTGCGCACCCCATACGGAGTATTTGACCTGGGCCCGGATACCCAAATAACCCTAGTAGAAAAAAACAATGCCCTGGACTGGGATAATGATTTTAACCTGGAACGCAGCTACCCGGTAGATCTGCCGTGGACTGAAAACAATGCCCGCATATGGAAACTGGCAGATACACCGGAGAGTACGGATGAGGAATTAAAGCTTCCTTGCGATTTGGAGCTGGATGGCAATACAGAGTTTAGAGGCACCGTGTACCTGCTGGGCACTATTGAAGGCGCGCGCTACACCATAAGCCTGAGTTACGACCGCGAGCTGCTGGATCCACAGACCCTTATAAGTGAAATTGACTACGGAGATTTGAGCACCTACGATGCTGAAAATGAAATGCATGTGTGGGATGACGACGTGGACAGCATTGTAAACGGTACTGTAGACACAGTACCTTATGCATTGCCACAAGGCAAACACCTGCATTTTAGCTACGAATACTTTAACCACTGGAACACAGCACTGCAGGAATACTACCCCGGCAGATACTTTATACCCATGTTTTATTTGGGTTATGTATTGGAAAAAATTGCCGCCCAATGGAACCTGCAGCATAGCGGAAGTTTTAAAACAGATCCGGAGCTAAAAAAGCTGGTGGTGTATAATGCATATGTGAGATATGGAGCTGTATATGTAACCACTACCAATAACATAATGAGTTTTGCGTCGCTGGAAATGAAATACCACCTACCTCCTATAACTATTGGGGCGCTGATGGGAATGCTTAGAAAGCGATTTGCAGCCGGAGTGGATATAGATTTAAAAACCGGCAGGCTCCACGTTTACAGCCTGCGCGATGCCATGGCACCGGGTGAATATGTGGATGTAACAGCCTACATAAAGCAACACCAATACCAGGAGATAAAACCCGCGGAAGAAGCGCCGGTGCTGGTACAAAACTTTGATGAGCATGACGAACTGAAGCAGTATATAAAAACAGATGCTCCGGTAAATTTAAAAGGCACAGTGGCCACAGAAGGCGCATTATTTGCCCTTACCGGCATGGTAGCCGGCGACATATACCTGGTAACTGAAACGGATTACTACTGGGTGTACAACAACAGCACCTGGATACAGCACCAGTACCGGTATTTTAACCACAGACTTGGTGCAGGCAAGGAAATTGTAGACGACAGCAGCAGTGTAATTACCACCCTGCAGCTGGACAGCTTAAACGGAGAGTACTTAAAAACTACCGAGGCAGATTACGGAAAGGCGAATTTTGAAAACAATACCATAGATTACAGCCTGCGGTTATTACTGTACCACGGATTACAGCCCAGTTATGGAATTCTGCCACAACAATACCCCTACGGAGGTATAGATAACAAAGACAGCAACGGGGCAGTAATTGGAGATTTGGAGCTGCGGGATGATGGCGCTTATGGACAATACGAACGGTATAAACAATACAGAATACTGGCAGCATCGAGTGCCAAACACCCGCGCATAGTGCTAAAAGATTGCCCACACATAGTATCTGAACTGCAACCCCACAAGGCTATAATGGTACACAGCCAGAAATATCTGTGGACCGAAAAGACCCGGACCTACGACATTAATGGTTTGATGGAAGTAGAACTTAGAACCATAAAATTATGAAACGACTGCACCGAAGCCAGGAGATAAACCTTACCATAACGGCCAGAAAAATTAAAAAAGACTGGCTTAGCATTACCCTTAAACGGTTGAAAAACGAGCTCAGCCAGCGCGGAATAAACGATACCAACACCCTTCTGAACAGTGTGGAAGGCAGCATGGGAACCGATGTGATTTACCTGCAGTATATGATGTACGGAAAATTTGTGGACATGAACGTAGGAAGAGGCCGCGGGCTGGAACGCAATGCAGAAAAGGTAATGATGGACCGGCTTATGGCCCAAATGATGGGAAAACGCCCCGGGCGCCGGCAAAAAAAGCACCAGTGGTATAGCCGCCGAATGGGCAAAGAGCAATACAAACTGGGAATACTATTGGCAGATATGTATGGACAAGCCGGAACGGATGCCATACTGCAAGCCATGCCCAAAGTAATTGAATTAAAAATGTAACCATGGCCAGTAATTACGAAAAACGGAAAGTAGAGATACTTACCAAAGCCGACCAAAGCGAAGCCAGTATAAACACACTGCGCACAGCAGCCCGCCTCTTGCAGAACGAAATGAACAAACTCGAACGCGGCAGCGATGAGTTTAGGAAAAGCATGCACAAATGGAAAGAGGTAGATGGCCGCCTGAAAAAAGCACAGGCGGAGGTGCGGGGGCTGGACAATGAGATGGGAAGGCTGAACCGCAGCACCGGAGGTTTTATGAGCCAGCTAAAACAGATAGCAGGTGGAGTAATGGTAGGCAACTTTTTTAGCTTTTTGGGTAGCCAGATAAGCAGTGGTATAAATGGCATGATCGCCAGCCGAAAACGCATAAGCGATGAAATGGCCGATATAGCCAAAACCACCAACATGACCACACAGGAAGTGCGCGAGCTGGACAAAGAGCTGGGCAAACTACAAACCCGAACCAGCAAAAGCGCACTGCGGGAAATTGCCGTGCAGGCCGGAAAACTGGGTATAACCGGAGTGGAAAACGTGCGCAGGTTTGTAGAGGAAATGAACCAGATACAGGTGGCACTTGGCGAAGATTTGGGCGAAGAAGCCATACTGCAGATTGGCAAAATGACCAATGTGTACCAGGCAGGTGCCATGCAAATAGGCAGCGCTATAAACAGCATAGGCGCCAGCAGCGAAGCCAGTGAACAATACCTGGTAGATTTTGCCGCCAGATTGGGTGGAGCTGCACGCACAGCCAAAATAAGTGCACCGGATATTATGGGTTACGGAGCAGTGCTAGACCAAATGGGCCTGCAGGTAGAAATGAGTGCCACTGCCCTCAGTAATTTTATAATAGATTTTGTAAAAGACACAGGCAAATTTGAAAAAGCAGCCGGTATGCAGGCAGGCAGCTTAAAGAAAATAATTGGCGAAGAAGGCACCAACGAAGGTTTACTGGCATTTATACGCCATTTAAAAAGCAGTACCTCCGGAGAGGATGAATTTTTGCAAAAACTGGAACAGGTAGGAATTGATGGAAGCCGAGGAGCAGCCGTGTTTTTAACTTTGAGTAATAACCTGGGCGAAGTGGCAGCACAACAACAGCTGGCCAACGAGGAATTTACCAAAGCCACCAGTATTACAGACGAGTACAATAAGAAGAACTCCAACTTTGCCGCGCAAATGGAAATGCTGGGCAAACGGCTGTACGAAATATTTGTAGACAGCAGCATAATGCACGGCATTGAAAGCTTAATTGGTTGGTTGTATGAAATGACCAAAATACCGGTAAGTGAAACCATGGAAGAAGAAAGGTTGGAATTGCAGAAGCTGGAGTTTCAACTTTTCGACACCAACACCAAACAAGAAGACCGGGTAAAACTTATAAAAACCCTGCAGGAAAAATACCCGGCATATTTTGGGAACCTGAATGCAGAAAAAGCAAGCTACTACGAGGTAAGCAAAGCTATGCGCAGCGTAAACGATGCCATGATTAACCGGATAGTGCTGCAAAAAAAGCAAGAGGAGGTTGACAAAGTTGTAGAAAAAGCCGCCAATGCACGTATAAACCTGAATGATGCCAAAGCCACACTTACGGCATACTTTAACAAAGCCAAGGCCAAATATCCGCAATACGACAGTGAGGTAACCGGTGGTGGTGATGTGGTGGCCAGAAGCAGAATAATGGTAAACCGGGCAGATTCCGAAAAATCTAAATTTTTAGGCAAAAGAGTTACAGAGTTGCCTCCGGAGCTCTTCTACTTAGAAAAGCAATTAAATCTGGTATATGAATACGAAGAAGCACTGAAAGAATATAACATTGCCCTTACCGGTGTGCAGCGTGAAGCTGACAAACTTAGGGAGCAACTGGAAGGCAACTCAGTATTTGGAGACCCAAGTGGATCCGCAGCACCGGGAGGTGGATCCGGAGTAGCCGGCGGCGGAAATATGCTGCTGAGCAACAACCCAAAAGAAACGGTTGAGGCACACAAAGACGCATTGAAGGAAAAGGTATTTGATGAGAAAGCAGCACTGCGCGAGGTGCTGATGGCAACGGTTGACAACCTGGAAGCCTGGAAAGATATTGAAGAAACTGTGGTAATGGACCGCTATGCCCAGGGATTGATAAGCAAAGAAGAGCAGATGGCGAAGCTCGATGATATTGAATTGAAACACCTTTACTCGCTGCGCGACACCTACATTGCCTATGGCGAAAATGTGGAGGCCATAGATCTGAGGATTGCCACGCACAAGGTAAATATGATGGAAAAGGTAAAGCGGGCCAGTGAAAAAATGGAAAAGGATGGCACCACAAGGCCCAGAGATTTCTTTTTAGGCAGCCCCGGGCAGCACAGCACAGAAAAACCGGAGGAGAAGGAAAGCTGGGATACTTATGCCACCAACACCTTAAATGCATACCAGGGAATAATAGATCTGGCGGCTATGCGGGAAGAAGCAGAGCTGCAGGCTGACCGAAATGTATTGAAAAGCAGGTTGGATAGCATTGAAGCAGCCAGAAACGAGGGAATAATGAGTGAGGAGGCTTATTTGAAAAAGAAAGCAGAGCTGGAAGAACAATATAACCAAAAAGCCAGAGCTCTGAAACGCAAACAATTTGAAAGAAACCGCGCCGCTGCATTAATTGAAGCTGCTATTAATACCGCCATTGGAATAACCAAAGCCACCCCTAACCCGGGATTAATGATACTTGCCGGAGTTACCGGAGCATTGCAAGCCGCGGCGATCGCTGCCCAACCTGTGCCGGAATATGCAGGTGGCGGACCTACGGTAGATGTAACCGGACGCAGTGGCCGCAGATACAGGGGCACCAGAAGCAGCTCTCCGGGAGGATATTTTAGCCAACCAACCTACATAGTGGGAGAAGCCGGAGGTGAGTTTAACGTGCCCAACTGGCTCTACACCCACCCCAGCGCTGTAAATATGATGCAGGCACTGGAAGCCACTGTGGCCAATAAAGACATACGGATGCTGGGAAACACAGGAGGGAATGCAGAAATGGCTGCAGCTATAAACAAACTTAACCAACGGCTTGATGCCGGAATACAAGCCCATACTAATTGGGATGAGGTAGGTTACAGAAAGTACCTTGAAACCTGGGATAGATCCGAAAGGTTGAGTAGGTTTTAATTTAAACTTAGCATTAATGGAAAAGGTGGAGGAAACTCCGCCTTTTTTTTGGTGTGTGATGGTTGTGACCCCTTCGGTATGCTCAGTGGTCTTGGTTTAACCACCTCAAATTCCCCAAAAGTTAGACAAAAAATAAAAAAGTGTAAAAAAATAAAGAATTCTACAATTTTAGGAAAAACATAAAAAACACACCTACTTGAACCTACTTAAGCAAAAAACCAATAATAACAAGGGTTTAATAAGGTAGGACTTAGGTAGGATTATAGAGGATAAACAAGGGCTAGGTAGGACAGGTAGGACGGTAGGATGACACTTTGCCGTGGGTAATGGCTGAAAAAAACTTTTTTTTTGAGCTCTTTCTGAAAATTTTGTTTAAGATTTTGCATTTGATGGATAGAATGTGGAATTTTTAATATCGTTTTTGATAGCATACTCACAAAAGCGGGATTATATTTACACACATGGCAGGCCACTCTTTAAAATTTGAGATAGAATGTGAACCTTGGCTTTATAAATACCTTACCGTAAAGTTGGGACCCAGTCCATGGAAAATAACCATGGAGCACTACGAGGGTAAAGTTCTGTTTGCGAATATGGGAACCAAAAGGAATGTATGTATATACAAACCATGGAAACGCGGAGCCGGAGTAATGAGTTATGAAATTATTGTGCCCTGGTATTATATAAACCAATACAGCAAGCATGGATTTACGCAGGATAATTTAAACCGATTTTTGAAAGTATTTAAAGGCAGGTTTAAAGATGATCTGATCTTATGGATGGAATGCAGGGAGCAAATGAACCGCGAGCTCCCATTTAAACCCGGTGAAAAGAGGAAGTTTTCTACCAAACAAACGATACTGGGTTTTTGTACGAAATTTGGCATTACTGAAGATGATATGCCATATGAAACAATGAAAAAAATAGTGTATCGGTATTTTACCGAAAAAAATAAGCCTATAACCCTGATAGAAGCGTAAAATACCAAGCAAAAAAACCCAAATAAAAAGGCAGTTTGGGTTTGTAAAAGTGCAAAACATGGGTTAAAACCTGCCATAGCGGACAGTATTACAGTCCTTTTTACAGGCAATAATGAGCAGGAATTTTGCGCTGTATGGATCAATTCCGCACACTTAGCGCAATTTTAAGAGGTAGTTGGGCACTGAACGCCCAGGAGGCCGCCGGCCTTTTGCCTATTGTGGTGAGTATGCTGAAGGGAAACGGAGTAAGCACAACTCCGAAAAATGACATAAAAGCCGGCAGCTACGATGAGGAGTTTAAGGCGCTTGAAGAAAAATACCACTTTAACAAGGAGCACAAAATACTGGTGGCAGAACCCAATGCCCAGGTAACCGGCACTTACCAGGTAAAATACTACGACGGATTTAAAGATGCTCCACGGGGCAGTATTGGCATTATACCTATACAGGGTGTAATGATGAAGCACGATTACTGTGGAGATGCCGGAAGTATGACTAATGCAGCAAGGGTTGCAGAGGCCAACAACAACCCCAACATTGAGGCCATAGTTTTAAAGATCGACAGCCCGGGTGGAATGGTGAACGGCCTACCCACTTTGTATGATGCTATAAAGAATAGCAAAAAACCGGTACTGGCATTTATAGACGATGGTGGTATGTATAGCGCCGCCTACTATGTAGCCAGTGCAGCCGATGAGATATACAGCTCCAACACCGTTAATGGAGTAGGTAGCATTGGTACCATGCAGAGCATAATGGATTACCGCGAATACCTAGCAAAAGAAGGTATAAAGCAAATTGACATTTACGCACCGCAGAGCACCGAAAAGAACAAGGAATACCGGGAATTGATGGACAAAGAGAACCAGGCTCCATTAAAATCCATACTTAAAGTATATGCCCAGGATTTTATAGACCGGGTTATTGAAGGCCGGGGCGACCGGTTGAATGTAGGATCTGATCACTCAGCATTTAAGGGAGCAGTTTACCGCGCTACAGAAGCAGTGGAAATGGGCCTTATTGATGGCATTATGCCATTGGCACAGGTACTGCAAAGAGCCGCTGAGCTAGCGCAAAGCACCCAAAAACAGGAAGGACTATACGTATGAGCTTACTAAATTTCAATAAAAACAATATGAAACAATTACAAGCATTGGCAGCGCTTAAAGGCAAAGCCGCGGCAGAAATTACACCGGCAGAGCTGGCAGCTGTAAATACAGAGCTGAAAGAAACCGGAATTGAAGGTGTAAATGTGGTTACAGCCGGTGCTGTAGAAGCACTTGAAACCACCATTGCCGAAAACACCACCACCCTTGCTGAGGTTACCGAACGTGCAGAAACCGCAGAGGCTGCGCTGGTAACTGCAAACGAAAGTGTTGCAACCCTGGAAGCAGAAGTGGCAGCACTTAAACCCGCTGAAACAACTTCAGCATCGCACAGCAACCCCGATCCTGAAGATGAGGATGACGAAACCCCGGCAGAAGACCCTGATAAAGCAGAAGCCAGAGTGGCCAAAATGCAGGAAGAAGTGCTGGAAAAATTTGGATTTTAAAATAAAAAATAACACCGATAAACCATGATTACCGCAACCGACTTAAAAACCGACTGGGGCAACTACTTCCGCAACGAAGGACAAGGCGCCAAAGACATCATGAAGGCCTTTTTAGTGCCTTCTACCACCGACCTCGAATGGGCTGGTAGGATTGTACCTACTACCCAAACCCAAGAACGCAAAATAAAAAGCTCGTTGAGCAATGTTTTGCAGCCATTTCAAACAGGTGCCAGCCCTGCAGGTGATTTAACACTCGCCCCATTGGTTTGTAACCTCACAAAAATGAAGTTTGAAACCGACATAGACCCCGATACCATTGAGGTGAGCTATGCCGGATTTTTGGCAAACCTGGACACGAACGACCGCAAACAGTGGCCTATTACCCGCTACATTGTAGAGGAAATGATTGCAAAAGGCAACGAAAACTGGGAGCTTGAAGTAGTTTACAAAGGCGAATATGCTGCGCCTACCCCTGGAACAGCCGGAGCTGTTGCTACTACACACGACGGTTTAAAAACCCAAATTGCAGATGCGATTACTGCAGGTGACATTACCGCAGTAAACAGCAATGCAAGCTGGGACAGTGATCCTGAAGCAATGCTGGTAGAAATTGAAACCTGGATTGAAGCAGTTGCTGCTGTAAGCGCTATCAACCGCCACATTGTAGAAAACTATTGCGATAAGCTGTTTATTTCTAAAACCCTTGCTAACCGCATGGCCAAAGGAATATTTAAAACCTACAACAGCAACTACAACGCCAGTGACCAAAATATTAAAACAGCACCTACCAAATTTATGTTACCATTTGCTAACATAGAAGTAATAGGACTGCCAAGTATGAATGGACAAAACAGGGTAATTATGACCCCGGCCGTAAACCGCAACGGATACATTAAACGCCCCACTAGCTCAAAAGTGGCAGAGCTGTACCAAAGCGGACCACGCGAATTATTGGCCTTTGCAGATTTCCACAAGCAAGTGAGCTTTTGGGATCCTGCATACATGTTTGTTAACCAACTCGCATAAAGAGGTACAACGCCATGAGTGAAACTAAAAAGAATGTAACCCCACCCGCAGCAGAAACACCTGCTGCGGATGTGGAGGCTCTGCAGAACCGCATTGCGGAACTTGAAGAGAAAAACGGTGTTTTGGAAAAAACCATTGAGGAATTGATGGCTGCCAACCAAAGCACTGTGGTTGAGAAACCAACCGGCAACACTTTAAAACACGATGGTGTGGAGTACAAGGTGCTCACCCCTAAGTTTTATGTAAAAGCCGGTGATCAGCAAATGGTGCTGGTAACTGTTACAGAATTAAAGAAAAACAAAGCCCTGGTAGCTGCCGCAATTGAAGCCGGTAACCTGGTGCCAGTGGAGGGAAAAAATTAACCATGAAACACGCATTATCATACGCAGCCCTCGCATTTGCCTTTGCGGGCTTTGCCAAAGGGCCACAATTCGCTATTGATTACGGAGACGTAACAGTGGTAGATCCGGAAGAACTGAACGCACCCGGCACAGAAAGGGTGATATACTTTTGCCCCCGTGCAGACTTTTTGGTTTTGCAAGATGTGGGAGCTGTAACCAATATTGAGGACTGGGGAGTGGTAGCCGCGGCTCACACATTTACCAGCCCTGCAGGTTGGCATAAGCTTACATGTTTTGTACCGGACCAAAATGCTGTGCAGCATGAGTTTGGAATGTATGGTGGAGGTGTGAAAAACACTGCCAGAATTTTCCTTAAAGGCAATGCGGCTGAGGTACGTGGAATTATTCAACAGTTGAACAATGATGATTGCATCTTTATTATTCCGCTGAAGGATGGCAACCGCGCCCAAATTGGTAGCAAATTTTGCACTGCCACTGTAAAACCTGCCTTTAACTCAAATACCGACAGCAGCCAGGATCCACGTGGCTGGGCACTGGATATTGAGTGCAACGACAGGCACTGCGTGTACTACGACAGCGCACTGGCACTTACACTTCATAGCTAAGCCATATGGAAACCGTAATTGAAACCTGGGTAAAAGTTGGCAACAAGTGGGAACACAACCTGCCCGATGGAACCCATGTGATTTATGGCCGGGAGTACACCACCCCATTAACTACTGCGCAGTTGGAGGAATTGGGGAATAAAGGTTGCCCGCATGTGCGCAAAGCTGCCAAGAAAGAAACCAAAGAAACACCCTCCGAAGTCTGATTGGATTTATTTATGTAGAAAGCCCCTGTTGCCAGCAGGGGCTTTTTGTTTTTTTGTCCTTTAAAATATTGCCGGCTAAATAGTACTTGCAAGAGTGAATGAGACAAAACTGAGGGCATGGCTGCAAAACCCGGAAAACTACCAGGAAGGAATAATGCTTTTTGAAGCCGCCGGTGGCAATGAACACCAGCTGGAGCTATTTAAAAAATTCGATGCCCCATTTACCAGGGAAAAATTATACACCGAGCTGGAAGCTATTGCTGAAACCATTAAACAGCCTGAGTTAAAACCAGAAGCACCGGCACCGGATTACTTTGATTTACCCCAGGTATTAAAGAATGCACAGAAAGAAAAGGCACAGCTATACAGAGAGTGTTTTCCGTACAGAAAAGAACTTAAGGAAATTTACAAAAAACAGCTGGCCAAAATAATTACCAGCAAACAGCGGGTAACCATTGCAGAGGCCTGCTCCCTTATGAATAGCACCAACCGCGCCGGAAGAAACAAACCCTTTAGCATTGCATTTGTAACCTACAACCGGGAAAGCGGAGCTGCCGGCCAGCTGGTTTACTACGAACATGCTACTCTTACGCACCCCAACAACAGTGGAAGCCGCAGCTATAGTGGCACAGCTGCGGAAAAAAGGGCAACCAAAGACCCGAGGCACTGGGCGAACAGCACCAGGAACATTCTGCCACTGGCCAGCCGCGACCCCAGAAAACTGCACATTTGGCTTTTGATGATGTACGATGGGATGGAAGTAACACTTGGAGATCCCGGATAATGAACCAGATTGAAGAACAAAAAGCGCAAACTGCAGCTACTGCAATTATGGTGAGGATGAACCGTGTTACAGAACTGTGGGAAATGCTGGACAGGTATGCAGAAACCGGAGTGATTGAGGTAAAAACTAATGGACCGGTGCGCAGAAGAATTGATGAAATGAGCCGCGGAGATCTGATTAGGTTTTGTTTTACCATACACCCTACCATTACCAAATTAAAAAAAAGGCTTGCAGCTGCAAAAGACGAAGCAAAAAAAGCGGAACTGCAGGCTGAATTAATGATGCGACAGGCAGAGCTGGAAGAACTATATAAAATACGCGATGGAGAGTAAATTGCTGTTTGACATATCGGCGCTGATCAGCGAGGGTGACAAAAATACAAAATCCGGAAACACCAGTAATAGCTATGGTTTGCAGCAAACTGATTTTTTTAGGTCAGGAGCATTAGAATCGCTGGAAAACACCCTGCCCCTCCCCCTTAAACAGGATGCTTTTTATACTTATGTGAGCCGAGGAGAATGGAGCCACTGGGAACTTGTTGCATACCTGCTGCAGCAATATGCTCCCTGCACCATTTGTTTTTGCACCTGGAGTATTAGCGAGCTGAGTGCAAGAAAGCTCGCTGAATGGCTGGAGAACGGGTTACTTACACAAATTACTGCCCTGGTTGATTACCGAAGTAAAAACCGGCACCCGGCAGCTTACCACCTGGCGAGCCAGCACATTGCCAGAATGCGTGTAACAAATTGCCATGCAAAGGTTACGGTGCTGCACAGCTCCACCACCGGATACATTACCATTATAGGATCCGCGAACTGGACAGAAAACCCCAGAATAGAATGCGGGACCATAATTACCCGGGAGGAGGTTGGTGTGCAGCACACACTTTGGATTGAAGAAACTATTGAAAATGGAACTTATGAATTATAGTGAAGAATTGATTTTACAGGTTACGGAGCTAGCGAAAATACCGGATTATACACCGGGTAAAGTGGCACGTATTTTAGGAATTGAAACCCCAATTATGGAAGATGAAACGCTTAGAGATGCATTTGAAGCCGGCAAATTAATTGCCTCAGGAGAGCTGGGAAAAAAAGTACAGCAGCTGAGTAACCAGGGCAGCGGTCCTGCGCAGTTTTTGCTGAGTAAAATGATGAAAGAAAACGAAGTAAACACAATAAGAGAATATTATGGGTAGAAGACCGGATGATGGTTTTCAGTACGGCAGAAAGCCGCTGATAGACCGAATAATGGAAGAATACACAAAAATGCCCGGCGCGGATCCGGGCGACCTTAACCTTAATGATGCTGAAAGGCTGATTTTAGAACGCTGGGTATTTATTGATGGGCTGATGCGCAAACATCGCCCCAAGCTTAAAATGAAAGACATTGAGGCGATGACCCGCAGGCGGTACGACATTTCGAACGGCCAGTTTTGGATTGACTGGAAAAATACCGACCGGTTGTTTGGAACTACATTTTGCCGCAGTAAGGAATATACCCGTGCGATCTACATTGAACATTTAGAACAAATTGCCAGTCTTGCAGAAGCCAGAGGAGATTACAAAAGCCAAATTAACGCACTCGAGTTGGCTGCTAAACTCCAGGGATTGATGGATAAGGATGTAACAGAATTGCCAGAGGAAGAACCACGCGTATTTGTGATGCCAATAATGATTGGAGAAGGAGATATGCAACCGCAAATAATTAACCTGGACGAATTGCATAAAATGAAACCGGATCTGTTTAAATCAGTAATTCAAATGGCAGACCAGCCCAATGTTGGAGCCAACAAAATGCAGATGCTTTTGGGAGATGTAGAAGATGCATGATAAATCACTTGGGCACTTAAGTTTAAATTGGCCACAGCGAAACTTTTTTTTTCACCTGCAGGCAGGATTGATAAAAGATGCAAACCTGATTTGGGGACGTGGTACAGCCAAAAGTAGCAGCATTGCACTGCTTATTCGAAGGATAGTGATGCAAATGCCAAGAAGCAACTGGATTATCCAGGGCGCCACATTTCAGCAGCTTCTTACCCGGACATTACCAGGAACATTTGCTTTTATTGAAAAACTGGGTTTCAAACGCGACCGGGATTACTTTATAAATAAGTTTCCGCCCAAAGGTTACGATCTACCTTTTGAGTGTCCGCTAAAGCCGGAGAACGTGGTATTTTTTGTAAACCACCGCAAAAAATACAGCGTGGCGTTTACACTTTTTAGTCAGGACAGATCCAGTGGCCGTGGACCAAACAGAGATGGTATTATTTGCGACGAAAGTCTATTACTGGATTATGATAAGTTTAGCGCAGAAACTCTTGCCACGAATAGAGGTAATGATCAATACTACAGAAATGAGCCCCTGCATCATGGTGTATTTCACTTTAGCTCCATGCCATCCGGAGTTCACTGGCTGCTCGATGGTGGTGATTATTACCCCAGCGATTTCGATTACATTGATATTAGATCCAGGATTATTGACTTGGAACTGGATTTTTGCAGGGATAAGGACAAGAAGACCAGAATTGAAATCTGGGAAGAAAGGACAGAGCTTGCAAAGAAGCTGAAATATCATCCCTCATCCGGTGGCCGTTTTTACAGCGAATTTGATTCTTTTGACAATATTGAAAACCTTGGAATTCGATATATCGATGATCTTTTTAGAGATACTCCGGAGCTCCTGTTTTTGATCGAGATTTTAAACAAGAGAACTACCAAGATAGAAGACAGTTTTTACCCCAATTTATCCCGAGAAATACACTGCTACAAAGGTCATTACGACTACAGTTTTATTGATAATCTGGATTATAACTTTGAGCAGTTACAATCAGTGGACAGCAGACAAGACAGGGACTGTGATCCTAACTTACCGCTTGATATTGGTATGGACTTCGGTGTGCATATTAACTGGCTCATTGTAGGGCAAGAATTAAAACAGCAGAGGCAGTACAACTTCATTAAGAACTTCTATGTAAAGACACCACAGAACATTGATGATGTGGTAAAGGAATTCTGTGAGTACTACAGACATCACAAAAAGAGAATAATATATTTATATCCAGATGCGGAGGGTAATGTTCGTCGCCCGAATATGAAGGCCCAAGCCACATATGTAGAACAAATAATCAAACTACTTCGCCAAAATGATTGGCAGGTTGTCAATCAGAACAAGATAAAAAGGAATGTGCTTACCAGGGAACACTACATCACCTGGTCACGTTGTTTATCGGAACAAAATAGTGCGTATCCGAAAATACGATTTAATCTAATCAACTGTAAAGAGTTGATTTACTCAATGGAGCAAACCCCGGCAATTGACTTTGGATCTGGGGACATTCGAAAGAACAAAGGCAGCGAGAAAAGTATGAAGAGTAATAGGGAGCAGGCCACAGATGCAGGGGATGCAGCTGATAAAATCATTTTTGGAAAGTACCATTATTTGAATTTAAACCAGAGTACAGGGGTGGTTCCGATAGGTAGCTAAAGCTGAAGTTTGTTGATACACAGGGGTATGTACTGATAACATACCGATTTCATATTTCGTTTTGTGTGTATGCAAGTACTTTCAAC